CTATGAACAAGATCTTGGATTTGATATTAATTATCCTATTAAGGTAGTAGGTAACTATGAGAATGCAGAAGTCCAGAAAATATATTGGGTTGATGGTCTTAATCCACTAAAACATCTTAATATAGTAAGTAGTGCTTTTAATGATTTGAGTATTCTAAGTCCTGAATTGTTAAATATATTACCTAATCATACTTACGGATCATATACTCTTACAGAACTATCTGGTGGTCATTTAAAAGCAGGTAGAATACAATACTCCTATCAACTATATTCAGTATCAGGAACTGAAACTATGTTTGCTCCTCCTAGTAAGTTATATAATCTTACATCTTCTGATATAAGTGATGGAATAGATTTCGAAGGAGAAGAGATTGAAACTGAGATTAACAAATCAATAAGAGTTACAATAGACTTAGATGCAGATGTAACTTCTACATTTAATAGAATAAGGTTAGTAGCATTGGAATATGAAACTTATGGAGATGTTCCTACTGTCAGAGTAATAGCTGAATTAGAATTAGGAACTAACTCTATATCTTTTATAGACTCAGGTAATACTATAGGAGAGTTCATTCTAGAAGAGTTTCAACAAATTAGAAATGAAATTACTCCTACTACTATAGAGACAAAAAATAATTATTTATTTGCTGCTAATATAAGTCAGGAATTCTTTGATATTGATGACCTTGTAAAAGAAATTACAAGCGATGATAACTCTTTTTTAGATACAAGAGTATATCGTTGGAGATATGTAGAATCTGGTTTTGGGGAAGGTTCTGGATCTCAGATCTTAAATGATAATACAGATCCTGGAGCAATTTTAAACACTCCTGGATATCTTGCAGGAGGAACAATACCTACCAATTCTTTTGATACTACAATTTTTCAAGCTACTAATACTACTTGGAGATTAAGAGTTACCATACGTCCTGATCTTCATGCCGCTGCTCAAGTACCAGTAAGAACTGTTACTGGAATATCTTCCATTAACGGTATCTGGTGTTATGTAAGATTAAGAACTACAAGCACTGGAATGTGGGATGAACATGCTTTTATGCTAGACTTAAGAACAGCATATATAGAAGAATATAACTCTACTTCTAATTTTGTAAGTATAAGAGGTACAGATTACTTTGGAATAAAACCTCAAGATCTTACGCCTCCTTGGAGCTCTACGGCTTATAGTGTTGATGCTGTTACTCAATTTAGTTATACATATACATATACATATCCTTTAGCATTAGGAACTTCTAATTTTGAATCTACTATAAATAAAGTAAATTTATTAGGAGAGTCTCCAGGGGTTTGGTCTGAGATCGTAATAGATGATGGCTCTAGTGCTCCTTCTTATGACTCTGTTCCTGAAAAACATGACTGTATAAATACATATAATAATATATCAAATGATAGCAATGTAAATCATTTGTATAAATATAAATATGGAGCTTCAGATCCTCCAATAGTAACAGATTTAGGAGGTACAGGTCAGTTCATTTCTTATGAGTTTATTACTCATACTATGGAAGACGTAGCTACACGAAGAACTCTGGCTGGTTCTGCTACTAATAATTATTTATTAGATTCTTTAGTTCTTACACAAAGCTATGCTAATCCACAAACAGTAATGGATTATACTAGTTATCAAAGAAACGAAGTATACAGATTTGCTATTGTATTTTATGATCTTAAAGGTAGACCATCTTTCTCTAAATGGATTGCAGATGTCAGATTTCCCGATATAAATGAATATTTATCAGATGGACGATATAGTGATGCTTTTAATTTTACTTCATTAGATGCTACTAATCCTGACGAAGTTATGAACGGAGTTGCTCTTGGCATTAAATTCATTATTAATTGGGCAAGCATTGATTCTACCTATCCTGGATTATTAGAACAACTATCTGGGTTTCAAATAGTAAGAACTCCCAGAACCGAATTGGATTGTACTATTAAAGCACAAGGTCTTATAGTTCCTACACATATAGTAACAACTGATTCTGATCCTGAGTTAAAAGAAGGAAATTACAGTTCTTATAATATTACTTCTGCAGGAGATTATGAGGTGGGTGTAGTTACTCAGATAACAGATGTTACTGGTACTAACTCTACTTTAGATGATGAGTTAGTTGAATTACTAAGTCCAGAATTAGTTATTAATAAAGATTTAAGTATAGATACCAGTAATGATTTTTTAGAAGCTATTGGACATATAAGTAATATTACAGCAGATAGAATAGTAATACCTGTGGTGGATCAAAAATCTTATACGGTAACTTCAACAACAATAACGTCGTTTGAAAGAGATCCTAATGATTTAACTTCTGATTTTAGACAAACAATTGACGATGCTATAATATCTTTCCCGGAAGCTAAAGTTCCTACTACAAGAGCTATTGGAGGAACATTCTATACACCAAGAGGTTATGACGATGATCTAGCCGGTAGTAATCCAGAAATGACTTATAAAGGAACATCTTTAGTAGCTAAACTAGATGCTCCTTTTGTAAGTGTTACTCCTGCAGATTATATAGCCGGAGATGAACAAGCTATATACGGCAGATATAGAAAACCTTTAGGATATTCTATTTATGGCGGAGCTACTTATACTGAAAGATCATATTCAAAATATATTGATGTTAGTGGTTTTAGTGAAATAACTAATGTAATAACTTCCTATGATTTATATAATGGAGATACTTATATCGTTCCTTTTAATTTTCTAAAATTATTTTATGATTATAAAGCAGAATATGCTGAAGATGATGGAGAAAATTCAGGACAAGTTCTTGTGGCTTTTCCTACTGAGAGTAGAATTAATCTACATTATAAGTTAGATAATATCCCAAAATATTTTACTATCCCAGAATTAACTCCAGAATATTATCTAGCAGAACAATATTCTATAGGGATTTCACAATATCCTAATGGATATCCAAATATAAATGATTTATACAGATATAATTCTGCTTACTCTGCTATAGATATGAGTAAAGTATTTTCTCCTAAGCCATTTGACTACAGGAGTGTTACCCTTAATGATGTTATGGTTACTTCAAGTGAAAAGAAATATAATGGAGAATACTCTGATTCATGGCTTAAATTTAAGTTTAATAATTACTTAGAGTTAGAAGGAGAATACGGAGCTATAACAAGATTAATTAATAACAATGAAAGACTTGTAGCATTTCAACCCAGGGCTATCGCAGTGTTATCAGTATTAGAAAGAGAACTGGTAGAGACTAATAATGTAGCTAATCTTGCTGTAGGTTCTGGAGGAATATTAAGCAGATATGATTATATAACAAAAATGGCGGGTACTAGTCTGTATTATGCAATAGTAAATACAGAAAGCGGATTATATTTCTACGACGATAAGAATATAATAGTATATCGCATTCTAGAGGGTTTAGAGCCTATTTCAGACACGAAAGGTATGAAGTCATACTTTGAGTCTAATCCTTATTCATCATTGATTGCAGCTTACGACAGAGCTAATAGAGAGGTTGTTTTTAGTCCTAATGCTTCATACACTAATCCTACTATTTGTTTTTCTGGTTATATAGATGCTTTTAGTAGTTTTTATTCTTGGAATAGTGGTGCAGATTATGTAACTGATTTTATTACTTTTGATAAGTACTTATTATCATCGCTTGATAGAAGAACGTTCTACTTACATAATGTAGGAAATTATAATGAGTTTTATGGTGAAGATAAGGCAAGTTCTTTAACTTTAATATCCAATCCACTTAAGAATAATGTAGTTACTTTTCATACCGTAGATTGGCTTACTGACCTTACTATATCAGGTGTTGATGATCTTACTCATACCTTTGATACTCTACAAATAACTAATACTCATCAAGATACTGGTAATATGATTTTATCTGCAAGAGATGATTTACGAAGAAGATTTCGTAAGTGGAGATTAAATACTTTTAGAGATGTTGATGATGAAGGAAGGATTAGAGATTCTTGGATTAAATCACACTTTACTTGGTCACAAGATGTTAACAATAAAAAATTAATAGTATATCCAATTGATTTCTATTACTTACCTACAAAGATTCGATAGATTATTTTTCATAATATATTTTGTAATATTAAACAATTAGTATAATTTTGTAATTAACTTTTAATTAAATGGCTACCAAATCTAAAATTCATATTAAGCCGTCTAAGAGAGGTACACTTAGAAAAGCTATGGGAGCTAAAGAAGGAGAGAAGCTCTCTGTATCAGCTATGAAGAAAAAGATGAAGAATGCTAGTCCGGCCATGAGAAAGAAACTTAACTTTGCTATTAATGCAAGAAAGTGGAAACATGAGGATGGTGGACTTTTAAGCACTGATAATCTTTATAATTCGTTTGCTGAGATGAATAATCTACCTACAAGGGGATTATCAGAAAGTGGATTAGCTCCTACTAATAATCCTGGAGGCGGAGGGGGAGGACTTA